ATCTATCAATTCAAGATATACTTCTACCATATCTGGTGATACATCAAGGACTATCTCATCATGTATCTGCATGGTCAGACCAAACGGAATATCCTTTTCTCTTGTCAGCCTCAGCAGTTCTACACTCCATGCTTTCAACATGTCTGCCCCACTCGATTGGTGAGGGTAATTCACACAGGCTCGTTCCCACCCATTAGAATGAATGTTGATGTGGATTTTCCTACCATATATAGACCTGACATATTCGTTCTTGTGTCCTTCCTTGACCAGCCTGTCTATCATTCTCTTTACAGATGGAAACTTATGGAAGTAACTGTCAAGAAAACCTTGACACTTCTCTACTGTAAGATCAGTAATTTCAGGTGCTACTTCCTTGAGTCTACCCAACAATCCCTCTGCACTCAAACCGTACACTAACCCTAACCCCACCTCTTTACCAACTTTTCTGCGTGGGTCTTTCTTATCTAACTCATCCAGAGAAAAGAGTAACTTAGTTACCCCACTGTGTATGTCTTCCTTGTTGGCAAAGATAGAGGTAAGGTTTTTATCACCCGACAGGACAGCAGTAAAGCGAGGTTCTTGCTGCGAGATGTCAGCTACAATCATAGCACCATGGATTGGTAGAAAGAATGTTCTGAAAACGGGCATCTTACGTGATGGTATCTGTTGGAGTGATGGGTTATTAGATGACATACGTCCTGTCTGAGCACCTGTTACGTTCCATCCTGCCCTAACATGACCATTGGCATCAGCATATTTCTCTAACCATGTATCACCATACTTACTGACAGCAGTACGATAGGCTCGTGTCTCTCTGATCTTATCTACTTCAGGTATGCCAGCATACTCAGCCAGTATCTCATCTCCTGTACTCTCAACAGGTACACCAATAGAATTTAGCACAGCCTTTACCTGTTTGGGAGACATAACATTGACTCCCAACTCTGCCTCTAAACTTTTAGCAAGAGCAGCATGTGAAACTGACAGCTCATGCCAGCCCTGTACATCTACTTTGACGGGTGCACTGTTGACTACTACCCAAATAGAGGGGGCGTCAAGATTATTGTACACACTAACCAGCTTTGGGTCAGCTTCAAGTAGTGGTTTCTGTTTGTAGTACACAGCTAGAGTATCTCGTGTATCCTCAATGGTATAGTCAAACAAAACTTTCTGGTTGATTGTTCTGTCTGCTATGTCCTCATACTTATCCTTAGCAAGTTGTTTACCTAAGTATCTCCGTGCCATATCTTTGAGAGAAAAGTTAATGTAATACCCAGAGTACAGTACCTTCTCTACTAACATGGTATCCCAGATGTAGTGCAGGGGCAAGTCTTTTGGTTGTATATCACACAGGGCATTGAGTTGGATAAGATCATAGGTAGCATTCTGGAATACCCATACAGGTACAGGCTGTAATTTATTTATTACATCTTGTAGCATACCTATGTCAGAGATAAGGTAGTCTTCTCCATTGTCAAGAGAGATACCAAGACTGGCAAATGTACCGTGTGGTTGGTGTAGTCTTTCTTTCTCTTGACCAAACATCTCAAGGTCAATGGAAGCAACCGTTACTTCATCACTCACATTGGGCAGCTTGTTTATCTGATACATAGTCCTCCTCTCTATATGAACCCTGCACAACATAGCACTTAGTACAGTACAAAATTACATACCCACCTTGAACTTGTTCTAATATAAACTTATATGAAGCACCACAATTCTTACACACCTTGTATTCAGTCATATCAAATAAGGTAAGTTGTTTCATTCTTTTCCTTTCATTAGACACTGGAAAGTGAAAACCAGCCCCAGCTTTCACGACCCCAGCTTGTTTTACCATCAAAGTCCACCTGTATTGCACCTGGACTTCCCTCTTTGAATCCAAACCTGCTCTTCCCTACTATGATATACCCTTTACCTGGGATGGCTTGCAATCTATCATCACTGCCTTGAGTAGCGAAGATTTGATTAGGGTTATAGATAAGAAAGATCAGTGCACCCATAGCCTCAGCCAACCCACTGTATCTGAGATGATTGATCTTGGGTATACCACCTGTATACTGTCTGTTCAACTGTGATAAGAGAAACACAGGTGCACCAGATAGATTCTTCTTTGCCAACATAGCACACCGCCTGTATACATAAGCCATACTTGTCTCATCCTGTTCCTTCTCAATCAGCAGATCAGAGAAGTCAATGAAAATTGAATACACATTCTCTGTAGCACACAGTCTCATAGCATCAGCATAGACTTCATCAGCAGACATGATCTCATTACAAATAATCACTGTCCTTTTCTGCTCAGTAGATAAGCCATCCATAGCGACCTGAATAATTCTTTTGGCTATCTGTCCAGTAGTCATCTCCAACGTGTATACCAGTGTAGTCTTCTTTTCTGCTGCCATGCCTGCTATGATACTTGCCATCAGTGATGACTTTCCAGTTCCTGGTGGGCCGGCTATGATTGTCAACCCACTCTCTGGGATGCCTACCATGCTCATGTCTTCAGGATCACCCAGGTGTTCATCAATGGGTGGGTAGAAACTTCTTCTCCATACTGGGGTAGTAGCATCTACTTCACTCAGTCGAACATACTTTCCCTTATAATCCTCAGTCTTTTCCAGTAACAAAGAAATCTTATCTGTTTCAAGATTCTCACCCTTGTCTAAGAGTTTAACCTGTTCCTTCAAAACTTTGGACTGTTCCTGCCTGCGATAAGCAGACATCAGAGTAGTAAGTAATTCCTCTAGGGTAGTCTCATTGTAGTCTATCTGTTCTGCTGCTTGCCTTGCTGCATTGATTGGCATTAGCCCTACTATGTCTAGTATCTGTGCTGGTGTCTTACCTTCCTTAGCCTTAGAGATAATGAGATCATAAGGTGGGGCAAGATAAGTAGGGATAACATAGTCAGCGTGCATCTTACCAGTAAGAACGAGACCAGCCATCAGCTCAGACACATCAAGCCACTTCAAATTGCCCCCCTTATTGCATTCATCATGTCTTGGTCATGTCCAGCTAGCAACAGATCATTCGGGTCTTTAGTATTTTCTGGGTATGGGAAGTCTACTATCCTTCCCCTCCAGCCTAGCTGTCTGTAATATTTTCTTGCACTCTCTCCCTCATCCTTATCAGGAAAGAATACAATAGGTTTCCTCGCCCACTCTAATTCAGTTATGTCTACTGTCTTACCATGTGTAGTGCTGCATGCTGGTATCCGTAGCTTGGAAAGACTGATGGCATCTAAGATACCAAAGGTGACTACAAGATACTCACTCTTCCTTGCCAAGTACCAGTCAGGAAAATACAGACTTCCTGTACTTTTGATAACATATCGTAATCCTGTAGCTTCTTGGATGTGCCTGCCTGATCTCATAATGAAACCTCGGTAGTCATCTTCATATCCATATACAGGGAAGGTATACCACCCGTTGTACCATCCAATCTTCTGGGGAACAATCTGTTCTTCCAGCCCTCGCATACGTAAATACCATGCCAGACTTTGAGAAAAATTGAGGAGAGTTTCGTGACAATCAATTATGAAATCCTCTCCTACATTCTTGAGATGGGGAACATGAAACTCTGCAACCTCTGATCGTATCGTTGCACTCTTACTTACCCATCCAGTAAGAAATCTATACAGTGAATATAGATCACCTGTTCTACCACACCCCAAGCACCTGTACCACCCTGTTTTATAGAGCAGGAAAGATGGCTTGGTGTCATCATGGAATGGGCATAGACAACTAAAATAATTTTCATATTCTTTCACACGTTGTAGTTTAGGTAGCACTTGAGAAATGGTTACCATGCTATTCCTTTTCCAACATACACCAACCAGGTTTTGTATAACTAGCTGGATTATCTTTTTGGTTTGTAACATTTCTGATAAATTTGTAGCTCAAGTGGCAAAATAAGTTGTGTCTGGTAGATACATGACCAAATCTACATACTTCTGGATGACAAGAAGGAGGTAGTTCTTGTACCTTAACACTAATTATCTCCATGTTGTACTCACTGTTTGTATAATTTGGAAGTGATAAATGTCTATGTGACATGGTATGTATGGGGTGAGGTTATTAAGCCCCACCCCTTCTCCTTTCCTACTGGTTCTCTTTGATTTTTTCCAACATGGCTTTGGCTGAGGCATCACCCTCTGCTGCCATTCGTTCTAACACTGACATTGGGTTAACAGCAGGCTCAGCTTTCTTCTCTACCTTTGCTGCCTTCTCTGGCTCTGGTTCTTCTCCCATGTCAGGAGCTTCAACGATTGTATCTACCCAGCCTTCAGGTGATAAAGAAACTACTAACTTCTTACCACGTGAGAGGAGTAACTTCTCCAAATATGGTAGTACATTCTCACTGAATGGGATTTCATCAGAGGCAAAGTCTAAGCCAGCTACCAATAAGAACTCTTCTAACTTCTGTGAACCTGTGCCTTTGATCATAGTAATGGCAGTGTCTTCATACTGCTCAAAAGCATAAAACAAATTCTGGCTGAGCTGGTATCTGTTCCACTTCTTAGAGATGATCTCAAACAGGGCTGTAAATTCCAGATGTTCAGGAATTTTATATGGCTTACCTGCACGAGAAGTACCAGTACGAGCATCAATCTTTCTGGGTGTAGGGGGTTCACCTTCCTTAGACCAGAAGCCAATGAACCGACACACATGTGAACCACCAATAGGTTTAGCACTAAATATTCGGTTGTTATCCCCACTAAGATTTACTATCTGCTTGCCAGATACTATGTAATCGGGAGCGTCTTCCCGTAATACATCAATCACCTGGTCTTTATCTTCAAACACTACACGAACTTTGTTGGAAGTAACGGTTACTTCGGCTAAGCCTGATGCACCCTTACCACCTTTACTTACTGGAATTGTCATTGTCTTTACCTCTTTCTAAAAAGTTTTACTACGACCTTTCCATTCATTATGAATGGCTTCAATCTCACTGGCTAAAGTATCTGCAACTATAGCTGCCCCACGAGGGGTAAGAATGATATACTCAGTAGTGATTTCAACAACTTCTACCTTAGGTACTATTACCTGTACCCAAATATCACCAGGATAATACTCAAGTCCATACGGTTTGTACTGTACACGATCAGGTGCTATCTTTTGCATACTGATATTCATAGCAACGGTGCTGCCTTGGACTATAAATTTGTCTGGTTCATATTTTACTTCGGGTTCTAATTCGTCTTCCATTTTTATTTCCTTTCATAGATATAAGCCTTATTTTTTTTTGTCAACACATGGTCAAATGTTCAGCTACCACCTCCTCTCAAAAACTTTCCCATCTCTAGGTATGCCTTTTCTACCTCTGCACGAGGAAAGATTAGCTCTGGGTTAGCCCAGCTACCTACTTTTATCTGCAACGTCATGGTGTCTTTATTACTTTTCCATGTAGTAGTTGCAGGTTCAGACGTTCTCTCTGACATTACAAATTCTTCCATAACTTTACTCCTAACCAACATCAAACAAATCATTGACAGGTATATCCTCGAAACTTATGACCTGTCCTAACACTTCTGCTTTCTTCTCAATCAATCTGTGCAAACGTTCATCTATTGTATTCTTGGCTATGATATAGTAGATACTTACTGGGTTTGTCTGTCCAATCCTATGTACCCTACCCATGATCTGAGTTTCCTTACCTGGATTCCATTCTCTCTCTACAAAGATAAGGTTAGAGGCAGCAAACAAATTGATTCCCTCTCCCCCCGCCTCTGATATGATGGCAACCCGTACCTCTGGCTCTGATTGAAACCTGTTTACTATATCATTACGATCCTTCTGGGGAGTATCACCTACAATCTTGACAACGTTGTACTTCTTCAAGCCTTGTTCTAGCTGTGCTACTACATCCTTATGGATGGCAAACAGTACTACTTTCCCACTGTCTACCAGAATATCTTCAGCTAATTCTATGGCAGGCTTTACTTTCATAAGACCAATAACTTTACGCATCTCTAGTATCCGTACTCTGGGGGACACACTGGATGGCATAGCCTTTGCTACTTCATAGGCTTCTTGATAGGTCTTGACTAAGTTTTTTTCCTGCGGAAGATAAGGTAAATAATTTTTAGTAAGGCTAGGCAAATCTTTAAGCACATCATCCTTAGTCCTCCGTAACATAATGTGTTCTATCTTTTTCTTCAGCTCAGGTAAGTTACTTGCACCCTTGACATCCCAGTGTCCAAAGTAATCTTTCTTTGCATCACAATATTTATGTACATATTGCCAGTAGTTGTTCCATACATGAGGTTGAATAAGATTGAGCAGGGGGTACAACTCTACTGGTCTGTTGAGAAAAGGTGTACCCGATAAGCCAAGTACATTCTCACTGAGTAATACTCTGGCTGCCTTTGACCTACGTGCTTGTATGTTGGACAAATAGTGGACTTCATCGAAGATCACCAGAGAAAAGCCCAACTCTTTCAGTTCATACACTCTGTTAGTAAACACATTATAAGAACAAATAATAATCCTTGCATGTGTGTCAAACTTCTTGGTGTATCCCTCAACCACAACTCGTGACCATCCTGGCAATAGCTTACCTATCAGCTCTTCCCACATGTAACTGACACTGGCAGGGGACACAATCAAAACTTTAGATTGGTTTGATTCCTCAACATAAGCTAAGGACATGAACGATTTTCCCAAACCTGGACTATCACAGAGTAAAGCTCTACCACCTGAGGCATGTAGAAAATCTAAACCTTCCTTCTGATAAGGAAACAACTTGGCTCGTGTTTCCTTATTACTGGTCTGATTGATACGAGATAAGTCTAAGACGTACTTGTCAATAAAGAACTCATTGACCTTACCAAAGTCCGCAGCAAACTTGGCATGTAATTTAGTAGGGGGTAAGTACCATACTCTATCATCCCAGTCAAACTTTGCATCTGGGATTTCTTTTACTTTATTTTTCATGCCAAATGAAAAGGGAAAAGATATTTCTATTCTGTATTGCGTAGGATTGTATGTAATTTCTTTCATTAGGTAATCCTTTCA